TCTTCAGACATTTCGCGAAGTAATTGTTTTAATTTTATCATATCGTTACCGGTAAATTTTTATCTAAATCAATTTTAATTAAAAAATTAACATCAATATCATTTCGTTTTTGTATTGGTTGTGCCAATTTCCCAATTGCTACTAATTCATTTCTGTCGTTATATAATCCAATTGTTGTTATATAAGGTTTAAAATCAGATCCAGTAGCAAAAGATTTTATTTCAGCATTATTATCTTTTAATGTAGTAGGATTTGATGAAATATTTAATACTCCTCGATTGACTCGAGCTAAAACATCTAATTCATATATTCTGACTGTGCTTTTATAACTAGCAGTATATGGTGAATCTAAAATATATTCATATGCATAATCTAGACTAGAAATTACAGCTAATCCTTGCGGTTCAAAAATATTACCAACATGATTAGTTTGCAGACATTTTAATGTAGCTTCTTCTCGGTCATTTAACGCACTTATACTGCTAATATTATTTGCCTGGTTAAATATCCTTACTTCATCAATAACACCTGTTAGATTTGAGCTATTAGAGTCATAGCCCCCAATTTTCAATAAATCTGTGTTATTAATATATGCACTCTGAGTAAATGAATTATTTATATTATTATTTAATAGATTACTAGAAGCGGAGGCATGTATAGATCCATTAATATACAATTCAAATAAACTACCTGTTTTTTGGCAAACTACATGAGTCCAATCCGTAACAGTAGCCGAACTTGTAATCTGTGTTATGTAATTGCTAGCCCCAGCAACCGACGCAATTAATTGATCACTACCACTTAATTCTAATTTAAATGGATATTGTGTAACTGCCGATGAATTAGCTTTTGCTAGTACCAACATATTATCAGACCCAGCATTTGATGCAGATATAAACAATGATACTGAATAATCATTATCACGATCATATTCTCCTATAATATCTGTTTCAATATAACCTGCTCCAGAAAACTTAGCAGCTAATCCCAACGATTGCGTTGCACCAGTAACGGTAGGAATTCCTGGAACATATGTTACTCCAGCAGATGTATAATTTATTCTGGTAGTATCAAAATATTCATTGAATCCTTCATAATATTTAACTCCGGTTACTATAGATCCACTATCATATGAATTATCATATAAATTTCCATATACATCACTTCTAATAGCAATACTTTTCGAAACTGGAATACTAGTTCCATGAATCGTTGTATCAATATATGTATCTAATTGAAATGATCCTCGTTTTACACTTTCTCCGACTTTGTTTTGAGGAATAGAAAAAACCGAAGCCGAATCATATAAGAATTTACTAGTTCGATTTATATCAGTTTGCCCAAAACAATTATATGGATTATCTTTTTTATCGTAAAATAAATGATTTATTGAATAGTATGTGATAACTTGATATGACCCATTAATATTCGTTGCATTATTAAATGTAGCATTACTTCCAATCGGCGGCAACGTTGAAGTATAAATTGCTTGTAATGGAATTGCACTACTAGTAGCAGAACCAGAATAAAACGTCCAGGTTTTATTTGCTTCGAATGGGTTTAACGCAATGTCAGACTGATTGATTCTAGTGTATACATTAGTTGTAACTAGATCTACATTTTCTAATAAATTAATAGCTTTCATATCGTAAAAACCCTGTTATACTTTTATTATAAATATAACAGGGATTAATTCGATGGGTAAATATTAATAATCTAATTTAACTCTAACAAGAGCCTCTCTAGAAAATGATTTTAATAACGGTTGGCTCAATTTTCCAACAGCTAATAATTCTTGTCGATTATTATATAATCCAATTGTAGTTATATATGTTTTCGGATCACCAATAAATGTGCTTTGTGCTAAAACGCCATCCGAACCTGTTGTGTATGTTGGGTTATTTGAAAAGTTATATTGTCCGTTTTTAATTCTTACAAAATAATGTGTACTAGTTATTTTTTGTGAATTTCTAGCCTGGAATCCAGAAGCTGATCCTGAAATTGAATGGAACATTGCAAAATGATTATTTCCTTCAGAGTCAGATGTTAAATTAGTATCATATGCTAAAACTTGATCTAATTTATTTCCATCTAGAATCATTACTCCGTGATCTGGATAAAATTTACCATAATAAACCGGTGTTGCTGATGTATATACACCAGAGTTAATCGATCCTGATACTATATTATAAACACGGCCAGATGAACCAACCGTAGCAGATGCAATAGATGAATCATCAATCAAAGTAATTTGCGTACCAGAAACAGAGACTGAGCCGGTTGCATTTGTTGCTCGGGAACTTATTGTTAATAATGGCAATTCAAAGTTTCCTTCATCTAATCTTTCTTTAACGCGATTTCTTTTAATGTTAACAACATATATAGAATCAGTTGATCCAGAGTCTGTAGTTGTAAATCTAGTATCGGTACTTTCTAACAATAAATTTCTGTATTGAGAATATATTGCTTTAGAAGCCGGAGTTTGTTGAGTTCCTAGATTCGAAGACCCACTACCAACTGCATTTCCATATGCCAATGAAAACTGTACTGCTGCTCCATCAGCTGATGGTGTATCTTGATATATGTCTACGTAGTATCTACGTTGAGATGTAGACTGATCTGATGCAGTAAAATATGTAGTTAACGATCCTAAATTATCACTCCATAAACCTGATGTTACTGTTTCTTTAACATTATTAACGACATCATCAGCTAAATTAAATGTACTAAACGTTTGGTTACTTTGAACTACTACTTGATCGTTGGTTGGTACAGATGCCTGTATTCTAGACGCCCCCGGTACAGAAGCTTGTATTCCAGTATTTCCACTAACACCACTAGCTAAGCCCCCTCTAGTACCAGAAGTTAACTGCCCTAATCTAGATTTAGATTTTAATTTTTGTATTTTATTTGTCATGTTCATCATTTATCCAAATATAATTTTATTATAAAGATACTCCAGACGGTACAGCCTGGGTCGCGGTAAATCTGTTTACCGTTAAATTAATAGTAACACTCCCACCAGTTTCATTACCAACAATAGTAATCGTAGCAGTTTTACTACCTAACGTGTTAACTTTACCAGTAATTTCAAATACAAATCCAACCGCTGAAACACTTTGTGCATCTTGATTTAATCCAATTACAGTTGGCTGTATATTACTATTAGCCAATGGTTGTACAACAGATAAATCTGCTACAGTTGAATCTGATAAAATAGCAGTATAACCATACTGTGCATTTCCTTGTAACGATGTATTTGGAGATATTGTAGAACTAGCATTACCATTAATAGTAATAGATGTATTGCCAACTGTTATAACTGGTATAGCATTTGTTTGTTTTGGCAACGTTAATAATTTATATCGAAGAGCCTGTGTTTCGTCAGGAATTGCTTCGGTAATTGGCAATGCTTCAATTGCAGCGCCGTAATAATTAGTTCCTAATGGATGATTTGGATTCCATAGTCCATAATCAATTTCATCGTCCCCTAATGCAAATTGCGTAATATTAAATGCTGAATCGCCAGATGAAAGAAGTTCTCTACCTTTTAATGTTAATATTGCATCAACTGTTACAGAACTATTGTCTAAATATCCCATATTATATACCTTTTAAATCTTTATATATAAATATAGTAGTATTAATTTTATGTAATTCTAAAATTACCATCACTATTACTTAATGACTGAAAAACAATTTGATTGGGATTTGCTTCAATAATTTCAATAACAGGTCCGCCATCTACTGTGTCTGGAGAATCAATATCAAACCCAGGAGAAGTTACTTTTGATCCGTTATAAAATAAATTTTCTAAACCTCGAGGTAAATAATCTTGTATTTCGGATGCAACCAATGTTTCTCCTAATCCATATCTACTAGTTCCATACGTAGCAGTTCCATATAGACTATTAATCGTTTCAACTAAACTATAAATTTTAGATGGCACCGAAGTTATTACTGATGGTAATACTGCTTGACTAAACCAATATGGAGAAGATTCAGTATGGAAACTAGAACCAGAAAAATAAACACTGTCATATGAATATGGAACGCCATTATATGTCAAGCCAGCATTTGACGCACTAATTATTGCTACGTTTTGTATAGGGAACTCCGAAGAAATATTTGTTACTTGTGCATTTACATCTCCAGTATATGAAAATGATTCGCGTACAACGTTAGGTAATGCCGTGTCTTTATTTCGTTCTAATATGTTTGGTTGTATTAATAAACCAGTTAATTTATCAGCTCGAGCTGGTAATAGTTGATTCAATTGATTAAAGAATGACATATCAAACAATGAAAATATTTTGATATATGCATTCATATCATTATTAGTAGAATATTTTTTCCAATAATTTCTAGAATATTGAATTAAACTAGGATATGCATTTAGATCTGCATCTCCTGGATCACCAATATAATCATCTAGATATGTTTCTCCTAATTGTGCAATAATATCTTCATCAATCATTGTTTGTGGAGAAAAATACACTCCTAATTTTTTACTGTCTAATGGAGCTTTATCATATTGACTTCGTTCAGCTCTAGTTTTTACATCTAATGTGCCAACCAATTCATTATTTTCTAAACGAATTTTATTGTCATCATATGTTCCAACGCCTAATGATATCCCATCATAATAATATGTTTCTTCTAATGAATCATATGGAATGTTATTTGTCCAACTAGCAAATGAAGCTGAAATACCAGATGAATTAGGTTCAACACCAATTAAACTAGAAGTAACAGAATGATCAATTTTTTGATTTAATGGCAATCGGAATACTAATTCATCATATGCCGAAATATTTCCATCATATGCCCCCGGGGCTTTTGTGTGATTATGAAATGGATCATCCTGTAAAGATCCCGTCCATAATCGCAATTCTTGTAGTTGTCCTACTAATCTGCTAGCTCCACTACTAGTACCACCCAACACTAACGAACCGGTACTATTAAAAGAAATACTAGTATCAGACGCAGATGCAGCTGTTAAAATTTTACCATATTTAGATCCATTTGCAATTAATTCTAAATCTGATCCATTTTGTCTTAATACTGTATTAATCCATCCACCATCAAACATTTCAATTGCATTTGATGCAGTTCCATTAATGGAAATAGTACCATATGTACCCGAAACGAAATCTATTGTTACATCGTTATCATCAATACTATATAAATGCATCGTATTAGGAATAGATGGATTTTTTAATACATTATCTGTGCGGAACCTAAGTTCTACGGATTGGATCGGTTGTGTATAATCTACAGTAACTGTCCCAGC